CAGCAGCAATAGTACCAATTAAAGGAATTGTAATGTAATTATCTGGTTTAGATTCAACATTTGCAGTTTGAACAGGTTGTTGCTCTGTTAATTGTAAAGCACGATTTTTATAACTACCTTTAACTATGCGATTACTTTCTTCTAATTTTCTTAAATAATAAGAAATAGTAGAAGTAGACTTAATATCAATCCCCTTACAAATTTCACGAATAGTAGGTGGGTATCCCTTTTCGTTTAAATAATCTTTAATAAACAAATAAGTTTCATCAACTTTATTCATAATATCTCCTTTAAATCTTTTTAAGAATAACATAAAATTTTAAACATGTCAAACGTTTGTTCTAAAAAAATATAATTTAATCGTCTTTTTTAATTTTTATAATCTCTGCGGCAGATTTAACTATATCTTCTGTCATGGCAGCATAGTGTTTTTTAGTCGTATTTACGTCTTTATGACCTAAAACTTCTGCTACTAGATAAATATCATTACTTTTATGATAAAGGTTAGTACCGAATGTACTTCTTAATTTGTGTGGAGTAATATTTTTCAACGGTACTGCAACACGTGCGTATTTTTTAACCATATTTTCAATACTTCTAACGCCCATACGCTTATTTTGAATAGAAACAAATAGGGCAGGCTCTGTATCAGGTAGACGTAAATTTTCTCTAAAATTGAGATACTTAATTAAAGCTTCTTTTACTTCTTCATTGTAGTATAGTATGGTTTGATTTCCGCCTTTTCGTACTACTTTAAATGAATTTGTTTTTAAATCAATATCTTCTACGTTTAATCCAACTAATTCACTTACACGAATACCAGTGCCTAAAAATAGGGTAAGTATCGCCTGATCACGTGTGATAAATCTTTGATTATATTTTTGTTGATGGTCACTAAGACCACGCAAACTTTCACTTGTAGATAAGACTTGTTCTGTTTCATTACCTACAAGTCTAATTATCGCTTTTTCACGTATCTTAGGCACACGTACCTTTGAAGCAACATTTTCTTTTAATAAATTTTTTTCATAAAAGAATTGGAAAAAAGAACGCACAGAACATAGCTTACGCTTTTTACCTGTTTCACTATTTTGTCTAACTGTACCATCTTCCATGTCATAGCAAGATAAATAATGTATGTAATTTTCAATCATAAAATTAGTCACGTTATTAAGGTCTTCTATCTCTAAAGTTTTTATCTGCTTTCTTTTAAATGCAGGTTCAAAGTTTGTTATGTAATAAAAAAATGTTTTAAGATCCCTTGCATATCCAAGTCTTGTAAGGGGAGTAGTAGTGGTAGACATTCCTACAAAATACACACTACAAAAACTAGGCAATTCATCTAGCAACATATTTAATTGCCTTAAATTATCTCTATTTCTATTAATATAATAAGTACTTGACATATTAATATTTTACAATATCTATTCGCAAAACGCAAACACTTTTTAATAATTTTAACTATAAATTGTTAACAGGTTAGTATATAATTTTATTTAATTTATGATTAAACATTTGATTTTTAATAAAAATGTGATATAATATTTAAAATTAAGGAGCAAATGAGAATAGACATTAATTTAATTAGAAAAAATCCAGAGATTGTTAAAGAGAATATTAAAAGAAAATTTCAAGATAAAAAACTAGTATTAGTTGACGAAGTAATTACGCTTGATATTAAAGTACGTGAGCTTAAGCAAGAAGGGGACAATCTTCGTGCTTTAAGAAATACTTTAAGCCAACAAGTCGGCGCTTTTATGCGTGAAAAGAAAATTGATGAAGCAAATGAAGTTAAGGCTACAGTTGTAAAAAATAATGAAAGAATTAGTGAAATAGAAAAAGAAGTTGCATCTATTGAAACTGAAATTAAACAAAAAATGATGCAAATACCAAATATCATTGATATTAGCGTTCCTATCGGTAAAGATGATAATGAAAACGTTGAAAATGAACGTTTTGGTGAGCCAATAGTGCCAGATTATGAAATTCCTTACCATGCTGACATTTTAGATAGTTTTATGGGATTAGACAAAGAAAGTGCTGGTAGAACTTCTGGTAATGGATTTTACTACTTAGTGGGGGATATGGCACGTCTTCATTCAGCAATGCTTAGCTATGCTAGAGATTTCATGATTGATAAAGATTTTACTTATTGTATTCCACCTTTTATGATTAGAAGTGACGTAGTAAATGGCGTTATGTCTTTTGAAGAAATGGACGCTATGATGTACAAGATTGAAAATGAAGATTTATTCTTAATTGGTACTAGTGAACATTCTATGATTGGTAGATTTAAAGACCAAATAGTTCAAGAAAAAGCACTACCTATAAAATTAACAAGCTACAGCCCTTGCTTTAGAAAAGAAGTAGGTGCTCATGGCATAGAAGAACGTGGTATTTATCGCGTACACCAATTTGAAAAGCAAGAAATGATTGTTTTATGTAAGCCAGAAGAAAGTATGGACTGGTATAATAAAATGTGGTCTTATACTGTAGAATTCTTCCGTAGCCTAGATATCCCTGTAAGAACATTAGAATGTTGCTCTGGCGACCTTGCAGACCTTAAGGTTAAATCTTGTGATATAGAAGCATGGAGTCCTCGTCAAAAGAAATATTTTGAAGTGGGTAGTTGCTCAACATTAGGGGACGCACAAGCTCGTAGACTTGGCATTAGAATGAAAACTGAAAAAGGCACAGAATACGTACACACATTAAATAATACTGTACTTGCAACACCACGTGCTTTAATTGCATTTATTGAAAATCATGTACAAGCAGACGGCTCAATTACTATTCCAGTTGCTCTCCAACCATATATGGGCGGTAAGACTGTACTTATTCCTAAAACCACAAAATAGGGTAGGGGATTAGCAATAAAATACACTAAATATAGTGATAATAAATACTAAAAATTTTACAAAAAACAATAAAAAAGGTATCAGCTTAGATATAAGCGGGTATCTTTTTTTGTAAGGTTTTGCGAATAGATATATTCAATATAACATATTTATAATTATTAAATTTAGATAAGTAAGACTTTAAAAAAATAAATAATTTAAACGTTATGAGAGATACCATGATTGTAAATGTATGATTAAATGAATAATTATAATAATAAAAAAATAAATAATATTATAGATTACTAGCATATATAAAAATTGTTATCATGATATATTATATATACTTTTTAGTTTGTAAAATTTTAAAATAAATGAATATGTCTTAACATTTTTAATGATAAATTTCTATTTAGAAAAACAGCTGAAATTCTTATAATTTCAAAGTGTTCTGAGAGCCAAGATGCATATTAAAGATGAACATCTGGTCGTTTGATTTTTGGTTATAAAAGCATTCAATATATAAATTGATTAAAAAAACAAAATTTAGTATTGAGTTAAATATATATGATTTTTTAAAGTGTTGTGAGAGCGAAGTTGCTTTAATAAGATGAACAAGTGGTCATTTAAAATTTTGTAAATAAATGTAAATATTGTGATAAAAAAATTTACAGTATAAAATGAACTAATGTTTAACGGAAATAAATATTAAAAACGTTCTGAGAGCGAAGTTGATAACAATAAATGAGTAATTGGTTAGTATTAAGTAATGAGAGCAAAGTTAATTTATGTAGATGAGTATTTGATTAAATATATGAATAAATATTTAAATGCTGTGAGAACGAAGATTAAAACTTTAGATGAACATGTGGTTAATAAAAGGAAGTTAAATTAAATAAAAAAAGTAGAATAGATTATGAAAAAAGAAGTAATAATATCATTTTAAAACTATCTATTCCAAAAACCTGTGTTTTGCGAATAGTTTAATTTATTCTTAAAATATTATCCTCTACTCTATTAATTTTGTATTGCAAATAAATATTAAAGGAGTTTATATGAACTTAGAAAGTATCGCAACAATGATTGAAGCTGGTATTTCTATTATTGCCTTTATCATCTCGATAATCGCAGTAAAGAAAAAAGGTACAACCAAAACCACTAAGACCTATGATGAAATAATCGAAGCTGGTGGCGCACTAATGAAAGCTTATGTCGAAAAGCAGTGCAAAAAGAATGGTATTGAAACCAAATCCCCTACCCCAGAAAATAAGGAGTAATATGATATTTAACAAAGATAAAGAAACAAGAAAACTAGAAGAAGAAGCATATAAAGTAAATCCTAAAGAAGCTGAAAATTTGAATACCTATTATTATGGTGATTTTAATGGAAGAACTGGTGATATGAACATTTTTTGTTATGAATATCATCTTAAAGAAATAATTAAAAAAGCAAAAGGAGAACTAAATGGCAAAGAGAACAAAGACAGTTAAACGTGTAGACAAGAAGATATTCAAGCGTACAGCTGCTGAAACTAAACGTATAAATATTGCGCCAGATGTCTCACGTGGTGGTATTAGATTATGATTTACCACATAATCGCAATAGATAAAGAACATAAACACACTGAAATTCTTCCAAATTTATCACTAGAAGAGTTAAACGCTGGTTTAGAGATATATTTGTCAAGATTTAATGTTTCGTGCGTTAAAGTAATAAAAACGCAAAAATTATTAGATTTAAAAGAACAAACAAAAATATTAAAAAGAAAATTTTAAGGAGAAAAATTATGAAATTAAAAATTTATTCAATTAAAGATACAGTTGTTGGTGAATATCAATCACCTATTTATATGGCCAATGATGGCACAGCATTAAGAGCTGTTACAAACGCAGTTAATTCTGCACAAGAAAACCCTGTAAAGGAAAACGCAGTAGATAAACAGTTATACTGCCTAGGCGAATTTGATACAGATACTGGTGTTATTGAAAGTGATGTTAGATTTATAGCTAAACTTGCTGACCTTATAACAAAGGAGTAAGCCTATGAAATTTTATAGCGCATATAATCCTTCCCCTACTATCCCTACCCCTACTGGTGATGGTACAGAAGATAAGTTTGAATTAAGAATAGACAAAAACGGTGTAAAGAATTTAGAGAAAGTAGGCAAAACCAACTTATATGAAAAAATACAAGCTGGTTTAGAGCAAACTCTAATATATAACATACTTGAAAGGTTTAATGCCGGTGATACTGCTGTATTAGAAAAAGCAAAAGGCCAATTTGGAGACTTTACTCAATTCCCTACTAATTTAGCAGAAGCACAACAACAAGTAATAAATGCTGAAATTATGTTTAATGAATTACCTGTTAAAGTTCGTAAAGAATTTAATGAGTCTTACACACAATTCCTAGCAAGTTTTTCTGATGGTTCATATAAAGAGATTTTTGAAAAATATTTGCCAAAAGATGCAGTTAAAGAGGTTTCAAAAGAAGAAGTTATAAAACCTGATGCTGTAAAAGATTTAAATACTCAAATAGCATTAAAACAACAAGAACTTGCTAATTTACAATCACAAGTAAAAGGAGAAACAGTAAATGAATAGAAACGCCCAATCAAGATTTAGTGTTAACCCCACTAACTTAGATATATCTCGTTCAAAATTTGACCGTTCAAGTCAGTTAAAAACAACGTTCAATGCTGGTGAATTAATTCCAGTATTTATAGATGAAGTGTTGCCTGGTGATACATTTAATATGTCAACTGCCCTAGTTATTCGTATGTCTACCCCTATTCACCCTATCATGGACAACCTTTATTTAGACCTATATTTCTTCTCTGTACCTAACCGTTTAACCTGGGACCACTGGGAAGAATTTAACGGAGAGAATAAAACTAGTGCATGGGAACAAGAAACAACCTATGAGATACCACAATTAACAGCCCCATCTGGTGGTTGGCAAAAAGGTACTATCGCAGACTATTTTGGAATTCCTATTGGTATTGCTGGTTTAAGCATTAATGCCCTACCTATTAGAGCATACTGCTTAATCTGGAACGAATGGTTCAGAGACCAAAACTTACAAGACCCTACATATTTAGCATTAGACGATACAACCGTAGCAGGTTCAAATGGTGCTACATATCAATCAGATCCAGTTAAAGGTGGAATGTGCTTACCAGTTAATAAATATCATGATTACTTTACTTCTGCCCTACCTGAGCCACAAAAAGGCCCAGACGTATTGCTTCCACTTGGTGAAAGTGCACCTGTAATAACAAAAGTTATGACAACTAATCAAGTTCCAGCAGGAAATGAAATGTTGAAATGGCGAGCAGTAGGTACAGGAACACTAGGAGACACAAACTCATATAACTTGATAATAGGCGGACAATCTTATCAACCAACAGAAGCAAGAGAAGGAGCAACATTAGGAGAATATAGAGCAAGTGTTGCACCTGCAAACTTATGGGCGGATTTAAATTCCGCAACAGCTGCAACAGTCAACCAATTAAGATTAGCATTCCAAACACAAAAACTATACGAAAAAGACGCACGTGGTGGTACACGTTATACAGAAATTATACGTTCACACTTT